CCTCGGATTAGGTCATCCAATATCATTTGGTTTTGTGTCTTTTTCATATTAGTTTCTATTTGTTTGTTAATAACGTGAGCATTTCAAGCCTGTTTCGTAGTCAAGGTTAAGTTCGGAAGTGTGCCGCCACATTTCAAAGCCTTCTGGGAACAAGACTGCAACGCAATCGCATCCTCTGACAGTCTCGCATTGTAGATCCCACAAGTGCTTCTCGCTATTGGCAATGACTGGGTTCTTTTGGTCAACCTTATAGACTACTGTGAGACTTTCATAACCTAGCTTTTTGGCATCTTCTGGTTGCAATACCTTGTAGCCGTTGGTGTGGAATAATGGTTCGATTTTCATAGATTAAAACGGTATATCATCCTGGCTGTCATCTTGTTCCTGGTTGCTTGCTGGACGGCTAGTGGTAGCCTGTGGCTTACTTCCACCATCACGCTTGCTGTCAAGGAACTGCATATTATCAACCACAAGGGTCATCATAGAGCGTTTCTGCCCCGTTGCCTTGTCATCCCACTTCTCCTCCTTCAAACGCCCTTCCACGAATAAGCCTGAGCCTTTCTGGATAAACTTGGCAGCGTTCTCGGCAGTAATTCCGAACATGACAATCGGCATGAATAGCGTTTCGTCCTTGTTCTTGTGGTTTGCTGATACGGCGATGGTTGTTTTCCCAACTGCCGTCCCAGTAGGGGTATGTTTTAGCTCAACGTCTTTCGTTAGCCGTCCGATAATTTGTGTTTTCTGATAATTCATTTGTTTATGCCCATGCAGGCGGATTGATTTCTAATACATTCTCATGCTTTGGCGAGAACTTTTTACTGAAAACTGCACTTTGCCACTTAGCAACAGCGTTCATATAGCCCTCACGCCCCTTCTCAATGAAAGAATCTGACAAGCGAACGACTGCCATCTCATGCGGGTAAGTATCCTCAATAAACAGAAATTCAAACGACTGTTTAGGTTCGCCATCACTTAGACCGTTGACCAGATCGAGATACAAGGCCGCCTGCCAATGGTAGCCCATGTTATAGACCAGCCTTTGCATATCGTTAGCATCGCCAATAGATGCCGTGATTTTAAGGTCAACCAGCGTCTCGCCTCGGTTCGGCAAAATGTCCACCATACCCTTGATAAGCGTATCACCGATCTTTCCAAACGCTGCAACTTCGTATTCACAAGCACCCAGCCCGAACACGTATTCGCTATCCATCACCAGCTCACGAATATCTTCGCCTCGTTTCCAATCTGGTTCTTTGAGGATTGTGATACCCTTTGCCTGCATCTCACGCTTCCATTCCTTCGCCTCGTTTGTCCGAAACTCGTCATATTTTGACAAGCTGAACTGGTTATCAACTACGTCTGGCGTAAGGCACAAAGCATGGACAAAGCTGCCAAAGTTCATGCGGTCTGTAACCTCAAACTTAGACCCGTTAAACCACTTGTAAGGTGATTTGTTAAACTGCCAAAGCAAGCTCTTGCTCACGGGTGCTTTAAGGTTCTCTGGAGTGGCGGTAATATCGTAGTATTCCTGCCCCATCCCTCGGTGTAATCCTAGTGTTATTTCTTTCATTGTGGTTTTTGGTTATTCTTTGATTCTGAGTTGTGCTACATTGATACCAAGCTTTGCTGCAATATCTTCTAGAGAGACTTCTACAATCTTTGGTCGTTTGTCTATAAGGATACCATCGGAATTTTCCCAATAGATTTCTATACCATTGACATCATATTCATATTTGCTCCAATAACCATCGGATGTTTCCCAATAGATTTCATTACCATCTTTATCTTTGATGACGAATGGAAAGTGTTTGATTTTTAATTGTTGTGCGATTGTCATAATGTTGGTTTAGTTAGTAATGCTTCTGAATGTTTGATGGCTTCCTCCATCGTTTCATGGCAAAGGTTATTTTCCATGTTGAAATGGTCGATGAAGTCATCATTCCAAATGATTCTGTAATAACCAGATGGTAATAAGTTTGGCGTGTAGTATATTTCTCCTTCTTTCATAAGTTTAGCCTTCCTCCGATTCGTCAATTAGTTGTTGCAATGACTTACTTTTAGCTGGGTTAAGTTTGGTTTTCATCTCGTCTTTTGTATCACTAACGATAATCCTTTCCTCTGGTGTTAATTTCTGCCATATGGTAGCAAGCTCATCCAATGACTTAGCACCACGCACAAGCAGTTCAGGGTTCGGACGGATAGGTGATACGGCTGAAATATATGCGCTAGGCTTCTTGCTTGCTGCGTTACCATCATCATCTTCTGGGGCAATTCCACACGTTGCCATCAATGAGTAACGTCTAGCATAGGTTAATGCGCTGCCGTAGCCTTGCGGGTCTTGCTTTGCTGCTGGAACGGTCAACACGCCTCCAGATAACTTCTCCCCGCTCTCATGGATAAGAAGCGTCTCAATAGCCACTCCAGTAGTGCTTGGGTGCGTTACCTGGAGTAATCCAATTCCGTTCTCATTAAGCGAGTCAATTACTGCCTCAACCACCGCCGAAAGATCAGCGTATCGAGACTTGAAATGCGGGTTCGTTGATGTTTTCAATGCTGGTGCAAAGCCTTTTTGAGCTTTGAGGAAAGCAGCGCAAACTTTGCTCTGCTGGTTTTCTGTTGGTTCATACATTTGTTTAAATGGTTTTTCGTGTTGTTCGTTTTCCATATTTGTTTGTCTTTCGTTTTATTGTTGGTTTGTATTCTCAATAGAGTTATTCGTGTATTCGTCAGCGACTAGGCACGGCACAAGTTTGCTTACATCATCAAGAATCGCCCTCAATCTGTAAGCATGGCTAGGCCGTTCTGACATTGCCGCCACTCTTAAGCGAGCATGGCAAACCTGCTGCGGAGACTTCCAGCCAACAAGCTCGGATGTTTCCCTCAATGTCGCTGCCCTGCTCCAAAGCGTTGCAATGATGTTCCTCGGCGTTGTCGAGCTATGCTGATGATTCCCACCTAGCACAAAGTCTGGGTCGGCATTGTAGTGCCTGCAAACTATCTCAACCAAGGTTTTGAACTCACCATCTGGCAGTTCCTCAAATCGTTTATTCGTTGTCTTTTTCATCTTTTCTCAATTACTTGTGCGGGTTTATCGCCTCAAGAGCGTTTCCCGTCAATTCTTTTTTATGGTTTGCAGTCATTTTCTGCCTTATCTCGCAAAAACGCGCACGGGTATCGTGAGAATCTTCCACAAGAGGGTTTTCATTCTCAAACGTGTTTCAATATCCCGATTAGCTTCTCAATGCAGCCTTTCAGCTTGGCCCGAATCTGCTTCTCAATGCGCTTGCGTTTAATCCGCTTGGCTTCTTTCTCTGCAATCCTGGTTAGGATCACGTAGGTTAGCCAAGGCGTGTCTCGCCCGATTGTCTTGTGTGGTTGTTTGTAGTTCATATTTTTATCACTTATATTTATTTAATTCATCCATTAGCCATTCTTCCCTAGCCTGCTGTTTTGCTGCATAGAAACTTTCTGCTTCCTTTATTTCATTGTATCGCTTGGCAATACTCATTACATCGCTATAAATATCCTCTTCCGCCGTAGCAGGGTGATGATTCCAAGTTATCACACGGATAATCCTACTTAAATCAACTTTATTTAGGTCGATTGGATTTGTAAGATCGTATTTAAACCCCATTTCCTTCTCAATGAAGTCAACCTCTTTCTGTGTTAATGGTTCACTATTGCAAAATTGGCACCTCATAATAGCTCCTTGTTTTGTGAGTAAAAGGCGAAAGCGTTACCTATTTTAAAACGCTTACTTAGCTTCTCAATAAGTGCTTTATCCCAGTATTCTTGAGGGACGGCTAGTTCAAGCAAAGCAAGCCGAAAAGCGGCGTGTTTTAACTTGCTCCAATTCTCAATGCCAAAATGCTTACCTGCTTTTATTTTATCGTTCATATTTTTCTAGTGTTAAATTCCCATCTCAATATCGACAACGCCTTGCGCGTCACTTCTGTCTAATCCCTCGGATTCCAGCTCGGAAACTCGCCTTTCGTATTCCTCCCAGTCAATGTCTTTCGTTTTCATGGTTTGTTTTTGTTTTACTTATAATAAACTCCAAGCTCGTCCAATTTGGCGTTACTATTCGCCATTATGTATTCAATGGATTCATTTGCATTTGATTCGCCAATACATCCCCTCCACTGCCTCGCCTTTGCCTTGAAGTAATAAGTTAGGTCAAATATGTCTTGCTCATTCATTACATACCTCCAAAGGCTTTTGAATTTGTAATTGGTTTGCAAAACATTCTTCAATTTAGGATTGCGGATGGTTTTAAATACTTCTATTTCGCTTCCTTCTTTGTAATAAACTTCTTGTGGTGTCATTATCTTTCTTTCTTTGGTTTGGTTTGTTTGTTTGTTTTTTGGCTGGGTCGTCAGATTACTGGCAAGCTCCAGATTTGTTTCTCAATGTGGTTTGTTTCTCAATGCTGGTTTAGTTCTCAATAAGCGCAAGTTTCCCCATGATCTTTGCATCAAGGCGCGTCAACTCGGAAACGGTGATTGTCCCATTGTTGAAATGCCTTGTGATTTGATTCTCACGGCTTGCAAGTTCTTCTTTTGTCGTTGCGGATTTGATACGCTCTAAAAGATCCTGATAGTTTGTTTGTGGTTTGGTCTGCATAAGTTTATGGTTTGCGCCTAGAAAACCCCATCCCCGAGAGAGGATGAGGTGATTCAGGGGAGTTTGTGGCTAGCCTATTTCCAAGGCTCTGCCGCCATGCGGTAAAGCTCCAAGTCGCTAGAGCCAAACTTCCCCCCTTGCAAGTAAATGCCCAACACGACAAGCGCGACAAGTAGAAAAGTCATTGCGTAGGTTTTCCAAGTGATTGGCTCGTTCATGCAGTTTCCTTTCTAATGGAACGAATAAATTTGATATAGTCGCTAATATTATCCTTGGGACTATATCTTGCGATTTTTGATGAATGGCGATATTGGAATTCATACCGAATCGACATAAGCGCGTCCCGTAGCTGGAGGCGCATGGCTTGTCTTTTTTTTTGTGTTTTCATAAGTAAATGCGGGGTTTGCTATCCGCTACGCCTCGCGGCGTTTCGTCCCGTAGCAAGCGGGACTCATCAGGCGGAAACTAGGCGCAAGCAAGCAAGGCCGCGACCCGTGCCTTGCGGTCTATAAGTCTTGCCGCTTGGAATAGGGCGCGAGCTTGGCAATCAAGCCAAGTTTCCCTTGAGTTTGGTTGTCTTTCGCCGTTGCGCGTCTTTTTAAGTTCCGATGGACTGCAAAGCCTTTCTGCAATGTCCGCATCGTAAATGAGGGAGCATCCCCCGTAGGAGTATTCTTTCCAATTCTCCGCGCCGTTCAGCAAGTCGGCGGCTGTGTAGTCACTCTCCAATTCCTCGAGCATTTCGAGCGCGTATGTTTGTACCGCTTTAGACCATGCAGATCGAGTTTTTTCGGATTGAATGAGGCTTGCGATTTGTTTGTTTGTGGTTGTCATGTCTTTCGTTGGTTTGTTGGTTGGTTGGTTGGTTGGTTGGTTATTTAAATGTAATACACTTTCTATTTTTGTTATCGTAAATAAGTTTGGCATTGTGCTTTTCAGCGGCATACATTGCATCCTCTAAGCTATCTGCAAGCGCAACGGTGCTTTCCATGTCGTCTAGTATTTCGTATCTATATGTTTTCATGTTGGTTGGTTGGTTGGTTGGTTGTCGCGTTGGCGATATGGACACAATGACAGATTGCACAGGTTACGCAATACTTTTTTCATCTTTTTTCATCTTT